GTTGATGATGCGCTCGTTGTGCTTCACGAGGTTGGTGCCGGCAAGCTGCACGCCGGGAGTGTGGTAGGCGGCAGTCGCCTTCCAGGTCGCCGGGAACGACGCGGACTTGCCGCTGTCGATGTTGCGGACCATGTAGCGGTCGAGCATCACTCGCCGCTCATCGAACGCGACCATCACTTCGCCAGCGAACTTCTTGAGGAACAGTGCGTCGACTGCGCCGGCGGCGTTCACCTGACCGACGCGTGACGGAGTCATGTTAGCCATAGGAGGGGATTCCTGTGAGGAGTTGAGGGAGGGTTGGTGGACCCGCCAGCAACTGCTCACGCCTCACACAAGATTGTCCGCTCGTCGGGCACCCCGCAGGGGCCGGCGTCGGGTCATGGTTACGCGTGATGTTGTGGGAGCCTTGGGTGAGCCTCTAAAGAGAGGTCTCGCTACCGCTCACAGGGGAGGTCTGGCGCGGCCGGAATCGAACCGGCGTCTCCCTGCCTATGCAGGGTGTGCTGCCATTGCACCACATGCCAAGAGTGCCGGGCTGACGCGCCGGCAGACGTTTATCGCATCCACTTCTTGTAGATGTAGTCGCCGATCTTCCCGATCAGCCGCATGAGGAGCGACTTGCGCTCGCTCATCGCCGGCCCTCATCGGGCTTGGCGACCGCGCAGAACTCGTCGTACTTGAAGTTGTGCGCGTGAATCTCGCGCCGGGTCTCCTCGGTGTCACGCGAGGACCAGCCGAGCGGCTCGACCCAGGTCGGGCACTCGTTGATGGGCGCCTTAATCTCGCTGGCGCATCCGGTCACGAGCATCAAGCTGCTCAATGACAGTGCCGCGAGCGTCTGCGTCGATCTCATGCGCTCTCCGGTTGTTGGCGTTGTCTTGTTCGAGCGAGTCCTGTCGGGCCTGACGCGCGCCATCAGCGCGAATCTCCTTCTCCTTCACCCGCCCCATGATCCACAGGGCGACGTTGAGAAGGCCCGACAAGACCGCCAGGGCACTCTTGAGCATTACGCCTTCGGGGTGCCGTCTTCGCGGAGGCCGCGCGCTTCCTTGGTGAACAGGCCAGCGGCGAACATCGCGACACCGTAGACCTTCGAGAGAATCTCGTTGTCCTTCGGCGTCTTCGTGAAGTTCACGACAGCGAGGGCAGCGGCGTACAGGCCACCGGCCACGCCGACGATCACGCCCCAGTTGTCAGTGACGAAAGAGATGGCGTTCGTGACGAACTCCATGTGGGACTCCTTGTGGTGAGAGGGTTGTCAGATTGCGGAGCGACGGAGCTTGGCGTCGACCTGGGCGCGGAACGCCGGGTCGGTCTTGTACTCGGGCTTCGCCATGTCGCGCTTCATCTCGGCCATCGAGCGGTACACGTCCTCGCCCGGCTTGCTGCCGCCAGCGAGTTCCTCCGGCTCCTTGCCGGTCTCCGCTTCGTTCCGAGCCTTGAGCGCCTGGACTGCGAACTTGATCGCGCGCACGTCGCCGCCGTTCATGACAGCGTCGTAGTCCGCGATCTCCTCCTTCGAGAGGTTGGCCGCAGCCCACTTCGTCAGTGTGGCGTAGCCTTCGTCGCCGCCAGCGAGGGCCTTCACGGCCTTCATGTCGGCAGCGGCCAGGGCGTCAGCCTCGGCCTGTTCGACCACCTGCGACGACTGCATCCCACGGATCGTGGCGTCCACGAGTTCCTTGGTGAAGCCCTTCGCAGCCAGCGCGGCGTAGCTCGCGTCGGACAGCTTGCCGTCCTTCGCGAACTCTGCGGAGAGTGGCTCCATCTCGATGCCGGCGTTCTTCAACACGGCGGTGGCCGCGTCGAACTGCGCCTTCGCGCTCTCGTTCGGCTTCTGCTCCGGTGCCTTCGCAGGATCGGCGGCGGGGGCAGCGGCCGGATCAGCGGCAGCGGCCTCCTCCGGCTTCTTCTCCTGCGAACCCTTCGTGCGCTCGGCCTGTAGCGCCTTGTAGGACGCGACGAGGTCTTCGGGCGACTTGAAGTTCTCCGGCAACCAGGACGGCCGGTCAGCGGAAGCGGGAGCCGCAGCGGGTTCGGCGGCAACGGGCTTCGACGTGAACTGCACGCGCTGCACGCCGCCAGGGAGGTCGACGACCTGGGTGTTGTCGTCGGCCATTAGTGGTTCACCCGCGAGTGGATGATGCCGCTCGCGAAGCGGTCGCTCGGGGTCATGATCGTGTCCTCACGCATGACGTGGGACTCGATGATGTCACCCTGCGGAGTCGGCGCCTGAACGCCACGGTCGGCCCCCTTGTAGAGGCCCGCGCCGGGGCACTTGCCGTTCTCCATCGCGGAGAACTTCGCCTGGAACGCAGCGTTCTGATCCTGTAGGTCTTTAATCAGCGCCAGGATCGCAGGGTCCGTCACGGAGGACACGGTCGGTGCCGTCTCCGCAGCGGCCTTCAGTTCGTCGCTACTAACCTTCGCCATTGGTGGGTTGATTCCTCTGCTTGATCGCCTCACCAGCCATCTTCATGGCCTCGGGGCCGAACTGTTGAACGAGGGCTTGCATGTTCGTCTCTTGCATCGCCGCCTTGATCTGTTCGGCGGTCTTCACAAGTCCCTTCTCCTCGATGCCCATCGCCGTTGCGAGGCGACGGATGAACTCATCCACGTTGGAGTACTGGGCCACGATCTGCGGGCCGAGGGTCTGGTTCAGCGTGCCCATGAACTGCATGAGCTTCGCGCTGTCGTGTCCGCGTCCGAGGGCTTCGAGGCCCGTGACGATCTGGACGCGCACCAATTCCTTCGGCAGCTTCGGGAGGTCACCGGACTTCTGTCCTATCGCCATCTTGCGATTGACGTAGGGAAGCTGGAACTCCTGAGACAGGATCGAGTAGACGCCGCCAAGGGCGTCCTCCAACTCCTGGGCCACATACCGGATTTCCTCGGCGGTGACGCGCTCGGCGTTCCGCTGCACGGCAGTGTTCAGGAGGAATGCAAGCGCCAGACGATCTTCGATGCGGTTGGCCTGATCGGCGGCGACGCGGAAGTCGTTGTACTTCTGCATCTGCACGACGGTCACGTCGGTCGCATCACCTTCGCGGACTGCGCCGTTGGGCGCCTCCTCAATCGTCTTCTGCCGCGTCTTGCTGCCCGGCTTGACCAGGAGCAGGATGCGTGCGGCTGCGGCGCTGCCCTCGACGATGGCTTTCGAGAGACCTTCGAGCGACATGAGGTCGCCGATGTACTCCTCGATGAAGCCGCGCCCATAGTCCTCGCCGTCGATGCGGTTCATCCGCAGCGCGATCCAGGGCGTCTTGTCGAGTGGATACCAGCCACGGGACTCAGGTAGCACGAGGCCCATGCACTCTTGATAGACGTGGAAACGTCCTTCCTTCCGATAGACGTGCGTGTACACGTCGACCGTCTTCATCGCTCCGTCCTTCTCCTTCGCCGACTTGGCGATCACCGCGTCGCGGATCGAGTCCGGCAGCGCGGCGGGAGCGAGCGATTCCTTCACGACCACTTCCAGCACGTTGCCTGAGGGATCGCGCAGGACGACGTAGCGGTCCAGGTGGAACAGTCGAGCGCCGTCGCGACCGATGAACACCAGCACGTTGCCGGCGACGATCAGGTGCTTGAGCATCTCGAAGATCACGATCCGGTCGCCGCTGGTCTCGATGCTGTCTTGAACAGCGCGCTCGACCTTGGCGAGAGCGGATTCGATCTTGGACTTGAACTGCTCGTCAGCGGACATCTTGTCGGCGACGAACGCGTTCACCTTGTAGCGGAAGAAGGGGGAGTTGGGGGGCAGGATCGCGAGCAGGAGCTTGGAGGCGAGGTTGTTGACCCCGCGTGCGCCGACCGATTGAAACGGTTTATAGAGCGCGCTGCTGCCGGTGTGCCCTTGAGGAGGGAGGAGGCTCGGGATCGTCAACATGGACGACTGCCGAGCGCGAGTCAGAAACGGATCGCGGTTGGTCTCAAGCTGAGCGTACCGCGAACATGCACGGCCCATCGCTCCATCGACGGGAGCCTGGGTCTCGGCCATGTTATCCCTGCGGGATCGTCAGGCCGTTGCCCGGCTGCGCCACGTTGAGCGCGATGCGGAGCGGGGAGTTACCACCACGGGCAGCGCGGGCGCCGGCACTGTCGCGGCCTTGCGTGCGCTTCACGATGGGAGCTTCGGGGGTCTTCTCGGGGGCCGGCGGCGGGGGCGTCGGCGGCGGGAGGTCAGGCGTCTTGGGCGCCAGGGGGCCTACACACATTAGCTGGACTCCAGGGAGGTGTTGCGTTGCAGAGCGTCCTCCTCCTGGTGCCGCAGCACGTTGCGGAGGAAGTTGACCACGTCGCGCTGACCCGCCTTGAACCAGACCTCGCGGTCGCTCCACCGAAGGTCCGCAGACTGCTCGGGGAACTGCTTGTCGAGGGCGTCCAGCAGACGCTTGGGAGGGGCGGGAAACGGTTGATCGGACATGGGATTCCTTTGAGGGAGGGGCCGGTCGTGGCCCTCTCCCTGGTCATAGGGTGCTAGGAATTGGTCAGAACGCCTTGGCGTCGAAGCCGTGGTAGCGGCACACCTGGGCGGCCAGCCGGAGGAACTCCGCGCCATGCTCGCTGCGGTGGCCGGGCGTCTTGTGGTGCTTCTGGTACAGGTGGACCATCTCGTGGGCCACGGTGGCGACGACGTTGATGGTGTGCCCGCTGTTCAGGGCCGACACGCGGATGCAGTGCGTCCCGTCCGGTAGCTGCTCGTAGTCGCCCCGCTTGTCCTTGGACCGGGAGACCACGAACTTCACCGTCTCGGGGTGCGGCAGCTTCCACCGCATGAACGGCCCCGTCGTGCAGAGGAACGCGTAGGCGCTCCTCAACACGTCGGGCGTGAGCCGGATCGTCACCGCTTCTCGTACTCCGCAATCATCTGGTCGATGTAATTGCGGGCCTTGCGGAGGTCTTCGACGCCGTTCTTGTAGCGCCAGCGGCAGACGTACTTGATGACGTTCCCCTCGGGATACGGAAGGTCGTTCGCGAGGATGAACTCCAGCGGCTGGATTTTGTACCGCGCGTAGTGAGGCGGGTTGATGACGGGGTCAGAGTTGCCTGTGATCGGATCGGGCGACGGCGGGCCGAACTCCGGCGCGAGGTACTTCTCCGGGTTCTCGATGCCCAACGACTTCATCAGGTCGGCCACCTTCCCCCTGGTGGTCTTGATGACGGATGGCTGGATCATCACTCTCCTCGCGTTGTGGTGTGGATAGCGGTGCGTCACTTCGGACTCCACAGGATCGGCTCCTTGCGTTTGAAGTCGTAGTCGGTTGCACGAAGGATGCGAGCGCACCGCGCTTGCACGATGGCGTCGGTCTCGGTCTGCTGCTTGCTCTGGTAGAGCCGGACGATGCGCGGCCAGTACGGACCCTCGATCTCGGGATCGAGCGCGATGCTGGCCTTCTTCGGTCCCACGCCAGGGCAGCCTGGATAGCCGTCTGTCGCGTCCCCGGTGAGGGTCTGGAACAGGTGCCACCAGTCGGCTTGCGTGGGCGTGATCGTGACGATGGCCTCGTCGATCTCGTCGATCTCGCCCTGGAACTTCGCCTCGCGCGCCTTGTTCAGGTTGAGCAGCTTGCCGGGGATCATCTTCATGTCCTTGTCGATGGACACGATGACGGTCTCCCCTCGCCCCCCGACCTTCCCCAACGCGGCGGGCGCCGTCGCGAGAATGCCAAGCACGTCGTCGCCTTCGAGGCCCGGCCGCTCCACCACGGTGTAGTTCTCGCGCAGATGGTCGCGCAGCGCCGGCAGGATCATCGGCTTCCGCGTCTTCGCGCGGTTCCGCTTGTAGTCGGCGTACACGCTCTTGCGGAAGTTCGCGCTGTCGGAGAGCGACACGATCAGCACGTCGCCGTGTAGCTCATCCATCAGTTCGGAGATGTACGCGTCGAGCTTGTCCTTCGCCTCGGCCGCGTCGGCGTGCAGCGTCCACCAGTCGTCGCCCCAATGCGTCGCGACTTCCGACGTGGTGGCGATGACGTAGGCGGTGATGTCACCGTCGAGGAGAATCGTTCTTGGCATCGCCCTTCCACTCCACGATGAACTTCACGAGACGCTGGCTGTTACCCAAGTCGAACTGGCAGTCGGTCTTCGCCTCGATCTTGCGGACGGTGTCGTTCACCGCCTCCTCGATCATCGGCTTCGTCATCTGCTCGAACAGTTCGGTGAACCGCTTGCGAAGCTCGCTGCGGAACGCGTCGTTGATGAAGCGCGCCTCCGACGCGGGATCGAACAGTGTCGCCATCAGTTCTTCTCCTCGGGGATGTTGGTGATGATCGGGATCAGCCACAGCACCCTGCCGCCCCGCTTCTCGATGTTGTCGACGACCTTCGCTGCGGCCTCCTGCTCGGTGAGGACCATGTGATCGTCGAAGCAGAGGAAGTCGTCGGTGCCATCGGGGTTGCGATAGCGAACCGTCCAGACGCGCTTCATGGGTCTACACGCTTGTGAATGAGTGAGATCACAGAGACGGCCCGCGCGACGGTGGTTTGAAACCACTCGCCGCGTCGGTGGGCCTTCCTCTGCAACATCAGGTGCGACAGCTTCTCGGCGTGAGAGCGGTCGTTGAAGTAGAACTCCGCGTGCCGCTCGTAGTCGCGGAACGGGGAGCCGGTGTTGTAGCCTTCGGTGCGCTTGATGCAGTTGTTGGTCTTGCCGACCTTCACCCACCCAGGCCACGCCGGGTTGGTGATGACGTAGACCCAACCGCCGCGACTAGTGTGTCTCGGCCCAGTTGCGGCCGACGTTGTACTCTCCGCTGAGCGGGCACCGGAAGCCGAGCTTCTCGCCCGCCCTCTGGAACGCCGCGACGGCTGCACGTCCGACTTCATCCTCCAGCCCCTCCATCACTTCGACCTGCATCTCGTCGTGCATGTGCGCGCAGAGCGCCCACTCACGGCCGAACTGCCACCCACGAGTGGATAGGTCTTGACCAAAAAGAACCGTTGCCTGTTTCACTGCGATGGCGCCGGCTGATTGCAGCAGCGTGTTGAGCGCGGAGTGCGACGAGCGCACTTCGAGCCTCCCACGGTCGATGGCGTAGAGGATGCCCTTGGAGTCGACCTTCTCGACGACAGCCTCGCGCAGCTTGGCGAGAGCCGGCGTCTTCGTGAGGAACGACTGCTTGAGCAGCGCGCCCTTCACGATGGAGCCACACGCGAACGGAGTGACCGTGCGACCGTCCCGTTGGAGACGCCACACCGCCTTCGACCAGAGCTTCTTGCGGTTCTTCTGGAAGACGATGATCTCGTCCTCCGTCACACCCACGATCAGCCCGATCTTCTCGTCACCTGCGCCGTAGAGGAAGGCGTAGATGAAGGTCTTCGCAATGTCGCGCCCGCTGGTGATGCGACCGTTGACGTTGTACTGGCCCTTGGGATCGAGGCCGAGCGCGATGGCGTTCAACGTGTGAACGTCGGTGCCCTCGGACTGCTTGCCCTCGACGACGGCCTTGGCGTAGGCGCCCTCGTCGTAGCGGGCCATGTAGTGCGCGAGGCAGCGAAGCTCCAAGCTCGACGCGTCGGCGCCCACCAGCTTGTGGCCGGGCCGGGCGACGAACAGGCCGCGAAGTTCCTTGCCGTAGGGCGAGGTAACGCGCGGGATGTTCACGACGATCTTGTGCGTGCACCGCCGCGTGACTGCGCCGTTGGTGATGACGGAGCCGTAGACGCGCCCGCCACGCACCAGCTTCATCCACGCGCTGTTACCCTCGGCCACCTGCCCGATCCGCTTCTGCAGCAGGAACAGTTCGGACAGCGGCTTCACCTCGGGCCACTTGTGCACGAGCTTGCCGAGGACTTCGTCGTTGACCTCCGGCTTCCCCTTCTCTGTGAAGTCGGTCGGCTCCCATCCGCGCACGCGGGTGAGACGGTCGATGATGTCGTCGCGGGACATGGGGTTGAAGTCGTGCCACTCGATGGCGGTGAACTCGCCACCAGCGACGTACTCCTCCAGCACCGGCCCGACGTAGGGCTTGAGTCGCTTCCCCTTCTTCGAGAACCGCTCGATGGTGACGGTGCCCAGGTCGGGGCGCTTGACCTTGCAGCCGACGCGCACCTTCCGGTAGCCGTTGTTGGTCCCCTTCCCTCGCCACCAGCCGCCGAACGACTTCGTGGCCTCGACCTTCAACGCCTCGCGGCGCTCGGCCAGGGTCGCGTACAGTTCACCGGCAGCGCGCTCGTCGAAGCCGAAGCCGTGACGTTCCTGCTCGCCGATCAGCATCGCGAACTGATGCTCGATCTCGATGGCCTGTTCGGAGTAGTTCTTCTTGGCGATGCGGTGCCACAGGTCGAACGTGACATCCACGTCCTGCTCGCAGTAGCTCTGCATCTCCGGCCGCCAGATCGCGAAGGGCTGCTCGATGCCGTTCTCTTTGCACCAGTCCTTGTAGTCGACCTTGCGGTTGCGGATGCGGTAGCCCCACGCTTCGAGCGAGTGCTTCCCGATCAGGTTCTTGGGGAAGATGCCGCCCAGGCGCTTGAGGAGAAGAAAGTCCTGCTTCTTGATCTCGGGCCAGATCAGCCGCGAGAGGACGATGGTGTCGCGTCGTGTCGCCTTCGACTTCCACGTCGGGTGCACCTTGTTGATCGCGGGTTCATCGAACTTGATCGTGTTGTGTCCGACGATCAGTTCGGCTTCCGCCAGCAAGGCAAGCCCTTCGCGGATCGGCCGGTAGCCCGGCTGGTCGGCACAGGAGATGCGCTCTCCCGTGTCCAGGTCGCGCAGAACCAGACTGTGGATCACCGTCAGTTCAGGCAACAGACCATCCGTCTCGGTATCGTAAGCGTACCGCGCCATGCCATCGTCCTCTCGTTGTGGATCAGTAGTAGACCCAGTCGCCGTTGCGATCTCGGAAGCGGCCGGTGATCTGCCCGCGCTTGCGCGCCAGCTTCTCCCGCTCGCCGTCGATGAACGCCGTGATCTGCGCGTCGACACGCTCGGCCACTGCCTTCACCATCTCGCGCTTGGCGATCTGGCCGGCAGCGCCGGTCAGGTCGAGCGTGGTGGCGAAGCGCCAGGAGAACCGCTCGGGCCGAAGCTCCAGCACCGCGAAGTCCATCGGCGCGTCGTAGCTGACGGTCGGTGACCACAACATCGTGGCGCGCAGCTTGTCGGCGCAGCAGACCTTCTCGATCTCGTCACGGCACTCGCGGAGCCGCGCATGGAGCGCGCGGTTGGTAGCCATCAGCGTCTCGCGCTCGCGCTCCATCTCGCGGATCAGCTTGTCCTGGCGCGCGAGCCTCTAGGCGGCGGCCGGGAACTTGAACGCCAGCATCGTCTCGTCAGTCGTCATTCGAACAGGTTCTCCAATTCGTCGACCGGGTCCGGCAGCCCCTTGAGCGTGTAGTCGGGGTACTTCTCGCGGAGCCGCTGCCAGCGCGTGCGGGAAGCGTCCTCGCGGGTGAACTCGGTCGGGATGAAGGTGAAGGTCTTGTTGGCGCAGTCATCGACGAACGCCTCCGTGACCCACACCACGCCATCGGTGCCCATGCCGATCTGGCACAGGCCGAAGTCGCAGCGGCGGATCACGGACTCCTTGTCGAGGAGCGGCGAGCGCATCAGGTTGACCGGCTCGTCGCAGTCAGGAAGCTCGAAGTTGGTGATGCTCGACACGCCCGGCGTGTAGCCTTCGGTGTCGGACTCCATCGTCAGTTCCCACGCGTTGGCGAGGCGCTCGACCAACTGCGTCCACGGCACGTCGTCGCCGAAGACGAACAGGTCGAGGTCTTTCACCTGCTTCCCGCAGAGGTGGTCACGCAGGGCGCCGCCAGTGAGGACCACGTTGTCCGTTCCGAGGGAGCGGACGATCTGCAGCCAGCGGGCGGGTACGGGCACGTCGAGCCGGCGCATCATCCCGGCTGTTGGCTTGCGTTCCATTGAGGGCCTCGATGAGTTGTTGAAGCTGTGCGTCCGCGTATCCATCAGCGATGGCTTGCGCGTAGGCGGATCGGAGGTTCGGTGGGGTGCACATCAGAACGCCTCCTCGGACTCATCCACAGGTGGATCGTTCTCGGCAGCAAAAGCCGGGTCCGTCTCCTGCAAGCGTCCGGTCTCCGCGTCGTACTTGAGGTAGCACGCGATGCCGGTCTCTCCGGTGAAGCGGTTCTTCAACACGCGCACGGTGGTCAGGTTCGGAGTGTCACCTTGCTGGTCACGCTCCAGGCCGATCACCATGTCCGATAGCTGCGCGATTGCGTGGCTGCCGCGTAGCTGCGACAGCGACACCTGCGCGCCCTGCTCGTGTCCCTTGTCGCCGCTCGGCCGCTTGAGATGCGACACGAGATGGATGCCAACGCCCGTCTCCTGCACCAGGGTGCGGAGCATGGTCATGGCGTTGTCGATCAGCCGGCGCTCGTCTCCGTCCTCCATGCCCGAGATGACGATGGACAGGTGGTCGAGGACGACGAACTGACAGCCGCACGCCTTGGCGAGGTAGCGGATGCGGGACAGCAGGTTGTCGATCTCGGTCGAGCCGAAGTGGTCGTAGAGGAACAGACGGCCGGTGCCGAGCGTGGCGTCGAACGCGGCGCGCAACTGTTCCGGCGTCGTGCCCTCGCGAGTGATGTGCAGGGGCCTGTTCACCTCGATGCCCATGAGGCCGAGGCCGGTGCGCTTCACGTTCTCCTCAAGGAACAGGCCGCCGCCGAGCAGCCCGCGTTTGTGGTTGTGGTGCATGATCTCGCGCATCACCGCCGACTTGCCGATGCCGGAGCCGGCCGTCCACGTCACCAGTTCCGCTTGGCGTTGGCCGCGCGTCATGGCGTTGAGTCCCTCCCACGGATACGGGACGGACTCGTAGTGGTCCTCAGTGCTGACGACTTCCCACAGTTCGGAGCCGGCGACGATGCCGTCAGGGCGGTAGACCTTCGCAGCCCAAGTGGCGTCGACGAGTTCCTTCGTGCGGCCAGCCTTGAGCATCTCGTTCGCATCCTTGAGCGGGAGCGACGCGATCTTCGCCTTGCCCGGCGTCAGCAGCAGCGCGCACTCACGCGCCGCCTCCTGGCCCGGCTCGTCCATGTCGAACATGAACACGACTTCCTCGAAGCCTTCGAGCCAGTCGAGCGCCTTCGCCACGTTCTTCTTCGCGCCCTTCGCGCCCGTGCTGACGGACACGACGGGCCAGCGGTTGTCCTGCACCTGCGACAGGGACATGCAGTCGATCTCGCCTTCGACGATCACGACGCGCTTGCCCTTGTCGCGCCACAGCCACATGCCCCACAGCGGCATGGCCTTCTTCATCTCGCCGAGGACGGTGAAGTCCTTGTTGGCGAACCGCAGCTTCTGCGCGACGATGGCGCCGTCCTCGTCACGGTACGGTGCGACCTGGACCTTCTGTCCGTTGAAGTCGGCGATCATGTAGCCGAAGTGCTTGCACGTCTCCTCGCGGATGCCGCGCTTGCCCAGGCCAGCGATGTCGCCGCCGATCAGTCCTTCCATTCGCTTGCCCCTTCTCGGTGATGCTTCGGTGTCGCCGTCGCCCTTCTCGTAGTGCCCACAGCCGAAGCACCAGCCGTGCCCGTCGCTGTAGCGCGCGAGGTTGTCCTTGCTGCCACACGCGTGGCACGGCTCCTTGCCGAGGTACTCGCTGTCAGTCTCGTGCTGGTGCAACGGGCTTCCTCGCCTTGTTGGTGTAGAACTCGGGCCAGTCCCAGGAGACCTCGAAGTAGCGTCCGAGGATGCAGACCATCAGCAGGTTGCCGCGCTGGCGGGGCCAATCGGCGCCCATGTAGAACGCCAGCGCAGCCCATGCGATCTCTCCTGGCTCGCCGCGCCGGAGGCCGAGGGTGAAACCCCGGCCCCCACATGCAGCGGCGGCGCACTAGATCGTCGCGGGGAGGACGGCGCCCTGCACGGCCGGCAGCATGTTGCCGAGCGCGTAGCGGACGAACCGCTGGCCCGTGATCTTGTTCTTCATGCGGGTCGTGTTGATCGGGTAGCCGGCTTCCTTGAGGTCAGCGATGCGGCGCGGCAGAGCGGCGACGCCGAGGTCGATCAGGGCCGACCGCTGCGTCAGCGAGCCATGCGCGCGGAGGTGGTTCAGGACGAGAGCGGTCTGCGGAGCGAGAGCGGGAGTCACGGTGACAGTCATAGGAGTTCCTTCCTGGTTGTCAGGTTGCATGAATGCAGGGAACGGGCGGCGGGGGAGCCGTCCACATTGGGACATCCTCTCCGTACCCGCCGCCACCTGGGGCCACTGCCCCATCATCACGCCGGGTTAGAAGCCGACGTGTTTCTTCCAGTCCTGCACGTCGAACGACGGGCAAGCCTTCGGGTGCTTCGCCACCTCGCGGTGACCGATGATGTTCGCGTTCGGGAACTGCGAGCGCAGCTTACCGACGAGTTCGGTCAGCGTGTGCCACTGGTCCCCGGTGAAGTTGTTGTCGGGCAGCCCGCTGTCACCAGCGACGACGCCGCCGACCATGCAGATGCCGATGCTGTTGGCGTTGTGCCCTTCGGCGTGCGCGCCGATCTGCTCAATCGGGCGACCGTTCTCGACAGCGCCGTTACGGCGGATGACGAAGTGATAGCCGATCTTGAGCCAGCCCTGCGAGCGGTGCCAGCGGTCGATCTCTTTGGCGCCCACGTCGAGAGACGGTGGCGTCGCGGAGCAGTGAATGATGATCTCGGTGATGCTACGCACGGAGCCACTCCTCGGGAAC